TTATATCACAACAGGCTCAAGTAATACTTTTTTAGGATCATACACAGGTACAGGTGCTACGACAGGTACAAATAATATTTGTATTGGTTATAATTCTACAACAGCTACAGCAACTACTAGTAATTCAATTACATTAGGTAATAGTTCTAATAATGTTTTAAGATGTGCAGTAACGTCTATTACATCTTTATCAGATGCAAGAGACAAAGAAGAAGTTGCTGAATTAGCAGTGGGATTAGAATTTGTTAAAGAGCTCAATCCTGTATCATTTGTTTGGAATGATAGAGAAGAAGATGGAAAGCATGGTGTAAAAGATTTTGGATTCATTGCACAAGATTTAAAGTCTACTCAAGAAAAATATGAGATGGCTGAAACATTAGGTCTTGTATATGAAGAAAACCCAGAGAAGTTAGAAGCAAGTTATGGTAAACTTATACCAATCTTGGTTAAAGCTATTAAAGAATTATCTGCTAAAGTAGAGGCATTAGAAAATAAATAATAATTGTATATTAAAATAAAATAGCATGGATATTTTAAATTTTATAAGTTGGATTAAAGGGAGTAGAATAGTTACTACTGCGGATCCTACTAAAACACTTTTACCTCTTGGATTAAAAGATGCTAGAAGAGATGACGGCTATTTAGCAGGTGCAATTACGTTAGATGATTTTATTTCCCAAATAACTCCTGTTACTCCTGCTGTCACATCTTCTATTTGGGCAAATGGATTTAAGGTAGTTGGTTGCATTAATGAAAATTTAGTATTGCCTGATAATTCAAATTTAGAATACCAATCACCTTTAGCAATGTGCGTAGGGAAAACATTAACCGTACCCGCAGGTACAACATTAACAATAGTATAAAAGTCATGGATGTTTTAAATTTTATAAGCTGGATCAAATCTTTAAAGATTACCACCACTCTTCCTAATAATACTTTAATTCCTGTTGGTATTAAAGATCCTAATAGAGGAGATAGTTTTTTACCAGCTGTTATTACTAGTCAAGATTTATTAGCAAATCTTCCTGCGGGGGCACAAGGACCAATGGGTCCCCAAGGAGTACCAGGACCAGTAGGACCAGCAGGTCTTAACTGGCAAGGTGCATGGTCAGCAGCAGGAACATATGTTGTTGATGATGCAGTAGGTTTTGGTGGAGCATCTTGGTTTTGTATTGCCAATGTAGGACCAGGTGGAGTTAATCCTTCTGCAGATCCAACTAGCTGGGCATTATTAGCTTCCCAAGGAGCAACCGGACCTCAAGGTCCTCAAGGAATTCAAGGTCCTGTAGGTCCATCTGGAACAGCTACACCAAGTTTTAGTAAAGTTCCATCAGGATTAGTTGTTGTAGCACCGGGATCTAATATAACTGTTACATTTAGCACAATACCTGCTAATACTTATAATAATAGCTCTTGGCCTATTTTTGCTATAAATACAGCTTTGCAAAAACTAGCAGCAGCAACAACTTTAAAAACAAAAGTTTATATAACTAATACAGCCCCTAATCAAGGATCTATTTTTAATGCTGTTGGAGCAACTCTTATTGCAGATACAGATACTGCAACATCAGGTGTAAATCAAAGGGTTGTAAAAATTGAAAAAGATATATGGTTTACTAATAATGCTTGTCAATTTTTAAATAATGGAACAAACCCAAATGTAGGATTTTCTGATTCAGCTATTGGAAGTAATGCTGGAGCAACATATAATTCTGGAATTTTTGAAAATGCAATGACAGCAGGGTTTATAAACTGGTCACTTAATACATATATTGTAGTTACTGTAGAATCAGTTGGAGGGACTTCTACTATTGCAGCTAGATATCTTTCAGTAGCAAGAATTTAATAATAATAATAATACAATAAATCATGGATATTCTAAATTTTATTTCGTGGATTAAAGCTGGTAATTATAGAACCACTTTACCAACAGATGTACCTAATCTTCTAGCAATTGGATCTAGAGATGTAACAAGAGATGATGCTTGGTTACCATTAGCAGTAAATGCAGAACCATTACAATCATTATACGATAAAGGAACAGTAACTCAAACAATTGTTTCTACTAATCCAGTAACTCTTGATTCAAGAAATGGAGTTATTGAAACTGTAGCACTTACTACAGCAGCAACAGGACAAGAGTCATTTACTTTCAACAATGCTAATCTTACAACTAAATCAACTGTTCTTTTAACTGTTGAGTATTTTAGTACTGGTTTTCCAGTAGTTAGTTTTGGTAATTTATCTGCAGGATCACTTACATTAGTTATATCTAATGTTGATACCATTAATGCATTAAATGGTGTTGTTCGCATACACTTTATGATGATTAATTATGTCAATAGGTAACCTAAAGGACTATGGAAACAAAGGGAATAATTTCCCTTGGCAATATAGAATGTTGCTAGGTTTGGATACTATCAATGATAGTATTATTTCTGGCAACATTACAAATACCAACTCAATGGCTATTGATGCTTTTGGTAGACAAAGAGTTTCTAGTCCATTAACATTATTTGATTCTTCACATAGATATAGAGATAATGGTTTATGGAATACATCAACTGCTAGTGGTGGTGCTGCTGTATTTAGTCCTAATGAAGGTTTAGTAAATTTAAATGTAAATACAACAAGTGGTTCTCAGGTATTACGTGAGACTACTAAAGTATTTTCTTATCAACCAGGAAAATCACTTTTAGTATTTAACACATTTGTAATGGCTCCAGCTCAGTCTAATCTTAGACAAAGAGTTGGTTACTTTGGAATAGAAAATGGTTTATATATTCAATTAGATAACTTTACAGTTAGCTTTGTTGAAAGAAGTTTAGTTACAGGAGCAGTTACTGAATCTGTAGTAAATCAATCAGCATGGAATGTTGATAAAATGGATGGTACAGGCCCTTCTGGTGTAGTACTAGATCTAACAAAAGCTCAGATATTATTTATGGATATTGAGTGGTTAGGAGAAGGAACAGTAAGATTAGGTTTTGTTATTGATGGTAATTTTATTTTATGTCATAAATTTAATCATGCAAATTATATTACATCAACATATATTACTACAGCGTCTCTACCATTAAGATATGAAATTACTAATACAGGAGTAACGGCAAATCCTAGTACATTAAAGCAAGTATGCTCTACTGTTATTTCTGAAGGTGGTTATGAATTAAGGGGTGCCCAGCAAGCAGTAGGTACTCCTATTACAGCTCCAAGAACTTTTGCAGTTGCTGGTACTTATTATCCAATTGCTGCTATTAGATTAAAAACTACAGCTTTAGATGCAGTAGTTATTATGACTGCAGCATCAATACTAGGAATAGGTAATGGTAAAAACTATGCTTGGAGAATTGTGCAATCTGCTACTGTTACAGGAGGATTATGGACAACTGCAGGTGCAAATTCTGCTGTAGAATATAATCTTACAGGAACATCAGCAGCTGGCGGTAGAGTTTTAGCTCAAGGATATATAAACTCTTCAAATCAAGCATCTCCTAGTATTAACATATTAAAAGAAGCGTTATTTACTACGCAATTAGAAAGAGATAGTTTTACATCAACTCCATATGAACTTGTTGTTGAAGTAGCAATAGATGCAACAGGAGGAACTTTAGGAGCATATGCTTCAATAGACTGGGAAGAAGTAAGTAGATAAATAAAAAACAATAATTATGTCAGTAGGAAATTTAAAAGATTATGGTAATAAAGGAAATAACTTTCCTTTTCAATTAAAAACTTTACAAGGGCTTTCAATACCTCAGTATAGAAACTTAAGAACTCTTTACTTATTTGATAATAATCCATCAACATTAGAGTCTTTAATTAATGCAGAATTTGCTAATGCACCTGATTCATATTTAGTGTCTCAGAATGTATTCTTTGATGGTTCAACAAATACATTTGCAGCATTTATAACATTTGCTACTTTATAATGAAAAGATTATTTCTATGTTCTTTATTGCTAGTATTTGTTACTTCTTGTTCACTAGAAAGAAGATTGGAGAAATACTGTCCACTATGTACACAAAAAGATAGTACAGTATATATAACTCAAATTAGAGATACTACAATTAAGATTCCTGGAGAAACTGTATATATAGAAGATACATTATTCTGTGATTCATTAGGTAATGTATATGCTTCTAGACTTGCTGAGAAAGACGGCACTATTATCAAACTACAATCTAGAGTAAGAGATAATAAATACAAAGTAATTGCCCGTGTAGATACTGTATACAAGACAGTTAAAGGCAATACAATTTACAAAACCAAACTTGTAACAAAAACTCAAAAGCCACAAAAAATAAAATATATCCCGGGTTGGGTCAACTTCCTAGCATGGTTGGGTGGAATATGGTTAATAATTATTATATTATATATTATATACCGTCTGATTAAAGCTCAAATACCTACATTATGAGAACAAATATAACACTGGCAGTTTTGACAATTTCATCTTTCTTTGCACCGATACAATTAATGGCAATAGTTTTAATGTTTATAATCTTTGTAGATACAGTTGTTAAACTAATATCTCTTAGAAAAATAGCTAAAGAAACTAAGAGAAAATACAGAGATGTATTTAAATCTAGAATCCTTAGACAAGGATATGTTTACAAAGCCCTGGGTTATTATATTACTGCGGGTGTTGTATTCCCATTAGACTACTATGCACTTACTCCATTCATTAATGGATTACTAAAGTTTTTAAACTTTGATTTTGTAATTGCTGTTCCGGCAATACTTACAAATATTTTACTTGGCATATTCTCAATTATAGAATTAGCTTCAATCAATGAGAACTGGTTTGATATTACAGGTAACAATGTACTTAATAAAACATGTGATACTGTAAAGAAACTAAGAAAAGGTTTAAAAGACGCATCAGACACTTATAAAGACATCAAGAACTAATGAAACTAGATATTAGTAAAATAGTACAAGCGAGATTAGACAAAGATCAGTTCTATGCTGAAGAGTCTAAGAAGACACAAATCTATCTGCATCATACAGCAGGTGGAGGCAATGCAGTAGCTGTATCACGGTACTGGAATAGTAATGATACAAGAATAGCAACTGCATTTGTTATTGGGGAGAATGGAGACATTGTACAATGCTTTTCATCTAAACATTGGGCTTGGCATTTAGGTATTGATTCAGAAGACTTTACTAAGAATGGTGCAAAGTATCAGAACCTTAATAAACTTTCTGTAGGTATAGAAGTGTGTAACTGGGGTCCATTAAAACTCCGCAATGGTAAATACTATAACTATGTAAATGGTGTAGTTAAACCTGAGAATGTTACAACACTAGAGACACCATTTAAAGGTACCAAATATTGGTACAAATATTCAGATGCACAGATAGAATCTTTAAGACAATTAGTAGAGTATTTATGTGAAACATATGATATTCCTAAAACTTATAGATCAGAAATCTGGGCTATTGACAAAGAAGCATTCAAAGGAGTACCTGGAATCTATACGCATAACTCTGTAAGAAAAGATAAGAGTGATATGTATCCAGATCCTAAAGTAATAGAAATGTTAAAAAACCTATAATATGAAATTTAGAAACTCTTGGAAATCATCCGCTAAACAATGGGATAAAATAATGATTAGAATAAGATTATCATCATTAGATATATTCACATTTGAAATGGATATCTCAAGAAACTTTTACTTATTAACTATATTTAATCTAACAATAAAAAATCGGTAATCATGAAAGATCCAATTAATCCCTCAAAAAAAAGAGTAGTCAAAAAAACTGACATTAAAAGCTCTGATAAAAAATCTACATCGGGAGTAGAAACTAAAACTGTATTCAGGAAAGACAAAGTTACACCTAAGAAAATTGTAAAAACAGAATACACTAATTATTATACACCAAAAGGTGGTGTAGCGGGTGGTAGTACAATTACAGGTAAAGAAAAACAAAAGTTTGACAGAAGCGGTAATTTAAAAAGCACAACTACATTAACTCCAATTAAAAAGGTTGGTGGTGCAACAGATGAAAAATGTTGGCCAGGCAAACCAGGATGTGGTCATAAAAGAGCACAAAGAGTTAATAACAGAAGATCTGCACTTAATAAAGTTCCTGTAGGAAAAGTTATTGGTGGAGTAGCTGCTGGAGTTCTTGGTGGTTTAGCAATTAAGAATAAAGATAAGATCAAAGAGAAATTAGGAATGAAAACTGGTGGATCTATTAAAAAGATTTCTAAAATGCAAATGGGTGGAGATCCAACTATGGCAAGAAAATGTCCAAAAGGAAAGTGTGGTAAAGTTTCTGTAGCTCCAGTAGGAAGTGGAATGCAAACTATGGGTTCTAAAATAAAATCAGGTCTTAAAGGTTTATTTACTAAAAGCCATAAAGCAGGACCAAGTAGAGCAAAAAGAATTAGATAATATTACTTAATCTTCTCTACATAACATAATCCAGGTATATAGTATGCCTGGATTTTTTATTTAAACTTGTTTTATTTAAACTTATTTTATATATATTTGTGTAAACTAATGTAAATTAATACACTATGGAAACAACAAACCAACAACCGGAAATGGAGATGACTCCAGAACAATTAGAAGCACAAAAAGAAAAAATGCTTGAGTTCTACAGAAACTCAATGCCTTATCTTAGAGCTCAATTGGATTATGAAGAAATGCTTTTAAAGATTGATGAAGTAAGATTCAAAAGATCTAGCATTCAGTATCAGTTTGCTGCAATGATGGCAAATCCTTCAGAAGAAGATGAACAAGAAGAAACATCTGAACCAGCAAAATCTGAGGGAAGAAAGCTTAAAAGAGGTTAGTCATGGCTTTAGTAAATCAAGTACAGAAGCGTGTAAAAATGCCTAAGTGGGATATTGTGAAGTTTCAAATCCTCACACACTGCTACATTAAGAGAATTAATCTTAGTGATTCAGATCTTAATTGCTTGACTTTACTAAGTTTCAATGAACCAATAGAATTAACAGACTTTTGTTATGATGCATCTTCAGAAGAAGAGCCAATCTTTAAATCACCACAGACTGTAAGGAACAGCATTAATAAAGCTGAGAAAAATAGTTTAGTGATAAAAGATGCATCTAACAAAAAGTTAATTAAACTAAATCCTAATTTAAAGATACAAACAGAAGGAACAATACTTTTAGATTATAAATTTTTAGGAGATGAATCCCAAGAAAGTTAAAAAAATCTATGAAGCAGTTGCGGAAGATTTAAATTTAAATAAAGATTTAGTAGAAGACTTAGTAGAGTTTTATTATAAGGATGTAAGAAAGTTACTTACTAATCTAGAATACCCAAGAATAAATGTAGATGGTTTAGGACAGTTTGTTGCAAAACCAAAAGCAGTATCAGGTTCTATTGACAAGATTACTAAATCTCTTGATGATCATGATACTTCTACATTTAAAGCTTACCACAATAAAAAAGCAATGGAAGTTAAGTTAGATCTATTAACAAAATTACATTCAAAGATATTAGACCAGGAAAGTAAAAAACAAGAATTTTTAAAAACTAAAAAAGATGAAAAACGTACTTAATCTTATTTGGCAAAACAGATCACAAATATTTGAGGGAATTAAAAACTCAGTTGTCAGAGATGAAACTGTAGAAGAAATTTCTAGACTCAGATATGACATCTGTGATGAGTGTCCAGAAAAAGGTAAGAAGTGTGCAGTAAAAGGTACAGCTCCATGCTGTAATGAATGTGGTTGTTCTCTTGCTTTTAAAACTAGATCTCTAGCAGCATCATGTCCATTGGGTAAATGGGATGCTTTAATTACTGAAGAACAAGAAGAAGAATTAGATAAACTATGAGTATAGTATTCAATGCCAAGGATCATAGCTATAAAAGCAATGATGGCTCAGAGATTAATTGGATAAGTGTAACAACTTTGGTATCACATTTTAAGATACCCTTTGATGCTGAGAAAGTAGCAAAGAAGGTTTGTAAGAATAAAAGATCTAAGTGGTACGGCTATACTCCAAAAGAGATTGTATCTATTTGGAATGCTGAATCAGAAAGAGCAATGTCTCTTGGAACCTTTTATCATAACCAAAGAGAAGCTGACTTATGTGCTTTAGCTTCAATAGAAAGAGAAGGTATAACTGTACCTGTATTTAAACCAACAGATTTAAATGATGGTATTAAGTTAGCACCATCACAAAAACTAGAACCAGGCGTGTATCCAGAGCATATGGTTTATCTTAAATCAGCAGGCATCTGTGGTCAGTCAGATCTCGTAGAAGTAGTTAATGGTAAAGTAAACATTATTGACTATAAAACTAATAAAGAGATTAAGACTGAATCTTACAAAGATTGGGAGGGAGTATCTGAAAAAATGCTCTCTCCTGTATCTAGTTTAGATGATTGTAATTTTAATCACTACAGTCTGCAGTTAAGCATCTATATGTACATGATACTAAAGCATAATCCTAAATTACAACCAGGGAAAATGTTTATCCATCATATAGTATTTGAAACAGATGGTGTAGATAAATATGGATATCCTTTAACTAGTTATGATGATAACGGAGATCCAATAGTTAAGGATGTAGTACAAATGGAAATACCATATTTAAAAGATGAGGTAATTGCAATTATGCACTACTTACATGATAACAGAGATAAAATTAAAAAGAA